GTGCTTAATCCAAAATTCATAACCCTCCGGAGTTGAAGTGAACAGAAAAGCGGAGGAGATGAGGGACTCGGGGCCGAGACAAGGCCTACGATAACAATATTGGATGTGCTCACGCAAGCAGTCTCGAAAGGTTTTCCGACCTGTAGGGACGCGGTCGCAATTTGCCCTATAGGCGGCGAATATTCCTCGCCGGACAAGCCACTCTATGAACAAGTACTCCATGGCATCGAGTCGCAGTACGTCATCTTGACGTGATCCAAATTTTTTCATAATGATAAGATTATTGGTTTACGAGGCAAATTTAGCAACAAAAATCTAAAATGCAAAAAAAAAACAACGATTTTAACGAGATCTACGAGTGTTATTGTACGAACTCGAGTGGCCACTGCGATTCATTTCTGTTTTCGCATAACCAACAACGTTGCCACGCGAATCATAACGAGTTGTCAAAGAAGAGCCTGCAGAGCTACTCGAAGAACCACCAGCGGAGATAGTGCCAGCAGCGCGGGCCATTCCGCCACGAATAATACCAGCGCCTGCAACACTGCCAGCAACGCCAATAAGAGCTCTACCGATTTCGAGATACGGATCGAGCCTAGCATTGCGAAGGGCAATACGAGCTTCTTCGGGAAGAAATTCTGAGGCTTTAGATTGGTTAATCTCAGTCTTGTCGTAAAAGTCCTTAAGAGACATAGAAACTTTGAAAGAGCGGGGACCAGGATTAGCACGATTTATAGGATTAGAGCTGCGAAGATTCTTTTCGTACTGAGGATTCGGGATTTCAACGTCAAAACGCTTATCCCAATTACGCGAAAGTTCGTTAGCAAGATCGAGATTGTTAATGCGCTGTCCTTCCTCATTGGCGGAAGCAAGACCGGAAAGAGCTTTGTTAAGAGCACCCTGCGTTTCAATAACTAAAACTCGAGCTTTAACCATACGATCAACGTAAGTACCCTGAATACGAAGCTGTCTTAATTCCTCTTTGGCTGTATCAGCGAGCGCCTTAGCTTCTTCAACGTGAGCATCTAGTGTAAGAGAGAGCAGAGTATTGTTAAGATCGTTTAGAAGGCGCTCAGACTTAAGAGCTGCAGCAGCTTCGATTTCCTTATTAGCCAACGCTTCATCAACAGCCTTAGAGGCTTCAGCACGAGCCTTATTAAACTCAGGTTCAAAGGTATTACTACGGATATTTTCAGCCTCGGCGTCATCACGATTAGCAGCAGCTTTGTTACGTTCAATAGACGAGTTGATACCCATAGCGTCAAGCGCAGTACCAGCGGCGGCAGAACCAACACCAGGGGGTAGAGGGCTGGAAAAGTCGAACGAGCCACCCGAAGGACCAGCAGCGCCTACAGAACCAGCAGAGCCGCCGGACATAGTAGCGTTAATGCCAACGCCTGAAGAGCCAAGAACAGCGGCGGGCGTAACGCCGGCCTTAAGATAGCGATCGAAAACCTTAGAGGGATCATTATAGGCGTTTTCGTAATCAAATTGTTTTTGCCAATTAGCGTAATTGATCTCGCCCTGTTTCTGCATCTGTTCAAGAGCATACTGCTGCTGAAGCTTCATCTGTTTTTGTTGGTACTTCCATTGCCTCTTAAGGGATGGTTTGAAAAGCCCAGAAGCAACCTGGCCGCCAGCGGCAATGCCTGCGGCGCCGAGTATAGCACCTGTGGAAACAGGCTCGACGTAAGACTTAAAATCAATGAGTCTCATATTACGGAAGCGAAAAATTGTTCGAACGAATAATGTAGTCTACGCGAACAGTATCAATGTGAATACCCGTTCGAGCAACCTTTGCCTGTGCGGAACACGAAGCAAGGAAAAAAGCCGATAGAGCGGCGATAATGGAGGTAACGAGCGTCCAAAAAGCCTTTGACTTGTAGAAAGGTAGTTTAGTTTCAGACATGACAACAAAATTTAAAGAACGATAGAAAAATGCGCGGCCTCTCCGGCAGTCGTTACCAATAACCTTCAGCAATTCACGAACTCTCGCCAAAGGGGTCCGCGCACGTAACATATATCGTCAAGTGAAGATAGTACTATTTTTCTTCAGGGTCAGAGGATTTCGAGGTGGGCTTAGACTTATCAAGCTGAGAGTCAATAAGTTCCTGACCGACCTCTAGGCCGTCAAACTTATCCATACGAGAAAAAGAGTTAGGATCGAAATCGATATCAGGGTTAAACTTTTCACCCTTGTCGAAATCAGAGGGCTCGGCCACCACATCTGGACGGCCAGGAAGAACGTCGACGGAGCCGGAGCCATCGAGAACGGAAAGAATGCGTTGACCACGAGAAACGTATTCTTCGCGATCTTCAATCATCCAATCAAGTGCCATAAGATATAATATTAGCGGTTAGACAAACGAGTTGCAAAGGTCTTGTTAAGGAGGTTCTTCTTCTGAACAGCATAAGACATATTCACGAAGAAATTATCTTCCACATCAGAAAGGAACGGAGAATTAACCTGCGATAGATCAACAAAAAGGGCCGGCGCATAATCAGCCTTTGAAGGCCAATAAGAACTCCAGTTTACCTGACGCTGCTGCACCCAATAAGCATAAAGAGAACGGCCGCTAACGTCTCCGGCGGTGCTAGAGATTTGACCTAGAACTTCATCATAAGAGGCTCGAAACTCGTTAAAGCAAGGTTCCTGCGAAAAGGTACTTTCAACGACGCCACCAACAAGATTACCGAAGCGCCAATTAGGTACGCTCTGATATCCTATATCATTATAGATTGGGTTGAAATAATCAGAGCCTCGATAATTCAAATAGTCGGGTTTGATCTGCGACCAGTAATAAACAGGTCGGATACTTAGCATGTCAATCATATAGCCGGGTTCGCGGAAATAATAAGACTGGCGACGACCAAGGCGATCGTTAAAAGCGATAGCGCCGCCCTGTTGACCAAGAGGACCAGCCGAAGGATTACCGCCAAAGTTGTTAAATCCAGCCTGATTCATAACAACCTGAACATTGATCATCTGCGAAGCACTAAAAAGAAGTTTAGGCCGATCAACATGCTCAATCTTCGAAGCAAAAAACGTTTCCAACCAATCGCTATAACGGCTACCTCCAGCGCCGAGGAGATCTTTGTATTCCTGAAGACGAGAAGCGATAGCCAGCTGAGGAATGGTTTGAACGCCAGTCATTGAAACGGCGGAACTACTACCAATAGGGAGGAGACGACTAAATCGGTCAGGATTAGACGGGATAACGGCCATAGGATGAGCAAGGTTGAAAATAATAGGCTCAGCAAGGCCTTTTGTATCGTCACGCGAACTAAATTGATCGAGAGGAGCCGTGGCGCCCCAAATCTGAAGCGCGGTCGGTTGAGCCGCAACCGGATAGCCGTCACCGGCGGCGCCAGCGGCAGAACCGGTAGATGCAATATCAGAAGCGATAATCTGCCGAAGAAGAGCAGAACGACAATAAGTATTATTAGAAGATGATACAGCTGCAGGGTAAAACTGACTCTCAAAATAAGCATCAAGGAATTCAAGATTACCATAGCGTTGGGTGAAAAACGCATCCGAGGCATTCGAATTGAATCCGTAGGTACCGTTGGTAGCGGTAGAATGGCCCGTTACAGTGTAATACCAAGAAGCGGGCCAAGCAAAGGAGTAGAGTCCCCACTGCGAATAACCGTAATAATTTCGAACAATGTCCCAATAAGCGAGATACGTATCAGCATTAGCCCAAACGCCCCCAACAACATTCGAGGGGAGTACAATACCGGAGGTTGAAGCGGGTGTAGTGAAATCAACAGAACGGTTAGACACGCGCAGCCAATACATAAGCGAATTAGAAAAAGTCGCAGTAACCGAAGGCGTCGCACCAGACGAGGGTATACCTGGAACTGCGTTAATCCAATTCAGAGTGAGGTCATTCATATCGAACTTGCTGCTATTCGTTCTCAGCTCAGGATGATACAACTGAAGAGGCACCCAAAAGCGGTGAAGCCGAATAGTATAAGGATTGAACGTTGGGACGGCGAGAGGGTTACTTCGAACGTCGATGCCCTGCTCGATAGAAATACGATCGCGGGCATTAATAAAATCAATCCGCACCGGATATAAAATACCCGGCGTACACGTAAAAGCTTTACTCTCAGGAACATCATAGCGAGAGTAACCATTTACGGAGTGTGAAATAAAAGGTTGTTTTCCCATAAATTAAATAAGAAGTTGAAGTTTATAGTGATCTCTCCAAAACTGAAGAATATCCGAATCTAGCCAAGTAGGCGGGTCGAAATCGGGCATCATCCGCGAAGACGCAGAAAAACGCATTATTTGCTTTTGTTCCCACACGTACGACGCTCTACGGGATACGGCGGAATTGAGACCGAACCGCTCAACACACAGAGACACAATACGCTTAACCAAAGAAGACTTGCTAAAATGTGCATAAGCGTCAGCAGCAGCAATCGAACGCATGACTTCGTCTTCCGGTTTAAGATATCTAAGATAATATCGAGGGATCGAGTAATTATAATTGATCCCCTTCTTAGGGTCAAAATAAGACCACGACGAAGTACGAGCAGAAGGGCGAGGCATATAGCCAAGAAAGTCACCAACTCCAGCACTGACAAATTTCCGGGTATACCGTTTGTGCTCAAGAAGGGAAGATAACGATTGAAGTTTTCCATCTACAGTAATATAACGGTCTTTGACGGCGTCAGCGTCAAAACCAATTTGTTTAACAACGTATTTGACACAGTATCGCGCACGCTTAAGCGTAGCTTTTGAGAGCCAAACGTATCCAAGGTCAGACACTGCCGACCTAATTTCATTGTACAAGACGTTTGTACCAAAGAGGAATCCATGGAAATGAAGACGTGGTTCGGAGCCAATTTCCGGATGAGTGCCAAATTCTTGAAAGAAACAATGCTTAAAGGAATGACCGATTCGATGTCGAATTCGCTCATTCCATTTGCGTATGAATGACGAAGGATCAACGAGAGCTCGTTCATAGTGGGAGGGATTAATGGTAATAGTAATAAAAATGGCCTGCTGTGATTCGGCCTTGCAACGGGCTAATTCACGCTCGATGCGCACGAACCAGTCATTGCGAAGACGTCGAAGACAATCCTCGCATTTACCACAAGGAACCATAAGCCACTGGCGGGAGACATCCCAAGGTCGAAGCGCTAAGGCAGACTTTGCGACATCAGAGCCATTACGACAAGGATTCTTCTTGTCGAAATAACGACGATTTCGTATCCATATGGGAGATGAGCAAGCCATTAGAAGAGGCTCTTAAGACAATCAAACTTAACATAAGGATTAGTACGGCGACAGCGAACAAGATAATCATTCGCAGGAATTTCGTCGACAAACCAAGCGACAACGACTCGCTTTTTACCTCGATAAGCGCCAACAGAATAACGATGAGGTGCACTATTAATAACAGGAGAATACCTGGGTCTGAAATCAAAGTGATCCATAATTTAAAAATTAGAATATACCAGTAAGCAAGTAAATAAAAAGAACCCACAGGAGAGACAAAATCTCCTGGGGCTCAACGAGTTAAAGAACTCTTCCACCAAGCGGGCGGGTCACTACTTTAGTGCCCTTTCCCTTCTTCTTTCGACGTGCTTTCATTGTGAGTCAGGTCAGTGCTAAACATGAGAACGAGCGTATTATCGAAGAAATCAATCGAAAAATCAGGATACGCAACCAGAGCCTCTACAAGGCTAGGAATCTGACGATGATTGATATAGGGCGAAGCCGAGATGCTAGAATGCTCTACAAAATCAGAAACAGGGGTATGGTCAAGAGCATCAAGAGGTAATGTCGAAAACTGATCATCTTTAATACAACCTACCTGGACAAAATCGACATTAAGAGCCGGATTAATACGGCGGACAACGATATGGACTTGTGTCATAATGATATAATTTAATGTTTCATTTAGAGTCTATTGTAAAAACGCTTCCAAGCGTCGGAGTGCTTAATCCAAAATTCATAACCCTCCGGAGTTGAAGTGAACAGAAAAGCGGAGGAGATGAGGGACTCGGGGCCGAGACAAGGCCTACGATAACAATATTGGATGTGCTCACGCAAGCAG